AACCCTTCTACGCAGAACCTCGGAGTTTTTATCCCTCATATACTTTATACATACGTCCCGGTCGTGTGAACCAGCCTCAGTCTTCATAGCCTCGGTGATTCTCGAGCGAAGCTTCAACCCACGCAAGTCCATCGATGCCTGTTTAGTGGCTAATCGGTTTACGTAACACATCCGGTTATTCATCATGTACCGCTCATTCAGTGGGGGAGACATGCTAAAATATTGTTGGACCCTCGCAACCTTCTTGGAAGGCTTAGACATCTGATCATAAACCTCCTTCAGCAATCCACACATCCTTAAGTAGTCACCCTCTGGCATCACATTTGAATGGGTGTCAATCAACTGCATAATCTCAGTAAGAGGTTTCATGGTTCGTGTTCTTTTTTGAGTTTTGGAATCGACTTAGGGTGCCAAAGTCCCCAAATCACATCTATAAAACAACTTTTTCGTTTTTAAATAGCATTAACCGTGCAATTTAAAAATGATTTTTTGATTTAATTTACTAACAGACCGAAACCAACAAATTAGTTGGAGAAGGCGAGGCCACCCATACCACTTTGGATGCGGAGGACGTTGTAGTTGACCGCGAACATGTGCATGGAGGTCGCGTTGTTGGTGGCATCCGCGGTGATAACCTGGACTTGCGCGTTATCGATGCGCGAGAAGTTGCAGGTACCGGTGGGTTGGTGCTCCTCGGGCTTGAGCGCGAAGGAGTACGAGTAGATACCGGGGTAGGGGCAGCCAGTGTGGTGGTTGTAGGATTGCACCTGGTTGAAGTACTTACCCTTTTGCTCCTTGAAGCGGTCTTGGCCGTTAAGGATGAGCTTGAAGGTGTTGAGGGGGCCGACAGCCTCTTCGGTGAACTTGGAGGTGGAGCCAGTGACGCCAACCTTAAGCATGGGAGTACCAGCGGTGGTGGTGGTAATGAACGCGTTAGACACGGCAATCGCGGTCTGGTCGGACTCGAGCGTGATGTTGGCATCGGTGGACGCAGTGGTGAAGTTCCACATACCGTTGTTGGTCTGGGTGTTGGAGAAGCACCACACCAGTTCCTTGACGGGGTGGTTGTACGAGAGGCGGACCTGCTTGGTACCACCATCAGCGGTGACGGTGTCGGTACCGGTGTGCTGAACCTGCTCGATCAGGTATTCGTGACCCTTCTGGGCGAATCGGCGACGCTCTTCGGTGTCCAGGTAGACGTAGTTGGCCCACACCTTGAAGACGTTCTTGTCCAGGTAGGTGTCGAAGTTGGACGACAGGTCGAAATCCAGACGGACTTCGTGGTACTGGAGCGCAATCAGAGGCAAGTACAATCCGGGGTTGCGGTTGAAGAAGAAGATCAGAGGCAGGTAGACAGTCTTGCCATCACCCGCGGTGGTCATCTTACCCCAAGAAGCCTTCTTGGACTCGTCCAAGTAAAGCTCCGAGTACATGCGCCACCACTTCTGGTAGTGCTTGTCGATGCGCTGACCACCGATGGACAGTTCAACGTTGTTCACGGCACGCTCGGCAACCCAGTTGCAATCACCAGCGGCGGTGGTGATGGTAGTCGCCTCATCGGACTCAAGTTGGATGTACATGTCACCAACGAGATCACCGTTGCGCGCAACAGTGACGGAGACGCGACCAGAGTTGGCGGCGGTACCGTTGACGGTTTGTTCGATGTTCTCCATCGCGAAGTTAGTGTGGCGCTTGTATTTGGCCTGGAAGAAGGTTACCTCAGGGTTACCGGTAAGGTAGACATCCTGGGCGCCGTAAGCTACGAGTTGCATAAGACCACCGGCCATTTTGAGAGTTGTTGTACTATACACAGAGAAAATAATTCTGGTCAAACGCGCATATTTTGATTTGAATTTTTCTTGGTCTAAATTAAATGTCAACTTTAAATCAGCCTGAAGAAATCGAAGAAGGTGAGATCGCACCCCTACCAGAATCCGAGTATGAGACCGAATCTAATTCTGACTCGGCTGAAGAAGTTTCGATGACCGCCGATGAAAATGATGAAATTGAAGATATGGAGGGTGATGATGAAATGATGTTCGAGGATGAGGGTCTGGATATTGCCGAACTCATGACTTCCCTACTCGCCACCGAGGATGGTGACACAGTGTGTACCGCCCTGGTAGGTATCACCCAACAACTTCAAATGCAAAACAAAATATTAATCAAAATTTTGAGTGAGTTGAAATCTAATTAGAGATAAAAATTGTAAATACTATAAGAGATGGAAAATACTCATTTCATCGACAAGGAACCAAATCGTTATGAAGCGTTAGCCGAACTTCAAAAACAGAGTATCCAGTCGATGAATGAAGAAACCATAAAAAAACTTGTTGATAATTTTGAGATTTATTGGGATCTCAGGACAGAGGATTATAGAAATGCTCGTGAGCTGGGGTACAGGCAATTCATCCACGCCGATAATTATGACGATAATAACAACCCAATTGCGGCAAAGATAGATATTCTAGCTATCAAGGGTATTCGTGAGAAGCAACGTCGCTTCCTTATAGATTTGAAAAACCGGGTCAAAGAAATGAACCTCCATAAAAAACAAACCGATGATGGAATTGGTCTAACCGACCGAATCTATGGTGTCCTGAAACAACTCAAGGATGGGTATGAAAATATCCGTCGACACTACACCGCGTATGAACGTGTTGTAAATCCAACTGCTGTCCCCCAAACGAGTTCAACATCTGACCCATCCACAATGTGTGATGATGATGTAGAGAGTGCAACACCTTTCCAGAAGTGTCTCATTTTCGTGCTTGATGAACTTTACAAGGCTGGATATCGTAGATACAAAGGCTTTTGCTGTGAAGAAATCAAGACGATTGAGGGGTACAGGACAAGAGCGTGGCGCCAAAAGATGCCTATCGAAGATTTCGTGTACTCTCTCGCTCAAAAGGATGATGATTTTAACAATTGGAAGAACTTTACCAGTAAGGGGAGCATTTTCAGGGAAGTAATCGACAACATTACCAAGTGTATGGATCCACAATTTCCTACAATTATCAAACGGAGGCATGTTTGGTCATTCAAGAATGGTGTCTTTGTGGGTAAAGAGTGGGACCCAGAACTTGGCACCTACAAGTGTAGCTTCTATTCATACGAAAGTAAGGAGTTTGGGTGTCTAGACCCAACTATTATTGCATGTAAGTATTTCGACCAGCAGTTTGATGACTTTTCACACCTCGAAAGGTGGCAAGATATCCCCACCCCCCACTTTGATACGGTTCTACACTATCAAAAGTTCCCTGAAGAGGTGTGCAACTGGGCGTATGTCATGGGTGGTCGCCTCTGCTTTGATATTGGTGAATTGGACACCTGGCAGATTATCCCATTCTTCAAGGGTATCGCTAAATCTGGTAAGTCTACCCTAATTACCAAGGTTTTCAAAAAGTTTTATGAAGGTGAAGATGTTGGTACACTATCGAACAATATCGAGAAGAAGTTCGGTCTTTCTGCGATTAAGGATGGATTCATGTTTATTGCACCAGAGGTGAAAGGCGACCTCGCCCTAGAACAAGCTGAATTCCAGTCGATTGTATCAGGAGAAGACGTCTCTGTGGCTGTTAAGAATAAGACGGCCATGTCATTTGAATGGAAGGTTCCCGGAATTCTAGGTGGGAATGAAGTACCAGGGTGGAAAGATAACTCAGGCTCTGTGTTGCGTCGTATTCTACCATGGAACTTTGGTAAACAGGTGCGTAATGCTGACCCCCAACTCGATGAGAAACTTGAAAGTGAAATGCCTAAACTTCTACTCAAGTGTGTAAAAGGGTACATTGATTATGCAAACAAGTACAGGAACAAAGACATCTGGAATGTAGTACCAGAGTATTTCAAGACTATCCAAAAGCAGGTTGCGAAAGTTGCAAACTCTCTCATCCACTTTCTGGAGTCTACAATTGTCGACAAGGCTAAGGACCAGTACGTCCCCCAGAACCTGTTTGTTCAATCCTTCAATACACACTGTAAAAACAATAATCTGGGGCAACACAAGTTTCATGAAGATTTCTATGTGGGCCCCTTCAGTTCCTATGATATTGAGGTTAGGAACGAATCCGTATCCTATAGGGGGAGACAGTACCCACTTCAACCCGTTATCTTTGGTATCGATTTAATCGAGGACCAGTTGATGACTGGCAACAACCATTAAAAAAAATCCTTACAAATAGTAATATGAGCCAGTCGGTCAAAGAATTTGTCAGGCAGTCTGGTGTGAATGTACAAAGTCCTGACTCTGCGTCTAATTCCAATAACAACTTCGCTCGAGAACTTGAAGCGGATATGTTTAGAAGAGAGAGAGAACAAGCTCGTGAAGCTCGTATGAGGGCTGCAGGTTTCCGTGAACCCACTCGGCC